TGACGCGGCTTATAGACGCTCAGGGTCGCCTGAGCTGCGACCAGGGCATCAGCTGCAGTTGAATCGTTAAGCAGAATGTCGTCACAAAAAGTCTGCACCGTGCGGCCGGCCAGCATGTTTGCGTTGTCGTCTTTAAATTTGTTGATTGTATGCCAAGCAGACTGGCTAGCCTCGATAGACTGCGAGCTGTCTTTCACGACCTTCCAGGCTGCGTTGACCTGGGGGCGGATGTAACACTTGTTGAAGAATGTTTTACAGGTGGGCTGCGACTGTGGGTTTGAATGCCACAGGTAGTTATAGTTTGTTGCCCAATCCGGCTTTTGCATCACTTGCACCATCATCGTTTGATGGATGCATTCTGATTAATTGATCGATCGTGTCAATTTGTCATGGTAAATTTAGTGAACTATCGCAAAGCCTTTTCCCTACATAAAATGTCTAGTTATATTGTACCGGTTTTTACCGTGCAAATTCCCTTGCAAATTCATGGACATTTTTTCCAACAAATCTGGGATAAAACTCTTCGTCAAATTCTAGATTAACTCGACGCAAGGTATTGGCAGTATCAATCGTACCGTTTTCATCCGCCTGTTGAACAAACTGTCGACGTTTTTTCATCACCTCTGTCCACTCCTTAAACAGCTGGCGACGATCGCTGCTACCTGTGTGCGCGGCGTAACGTAATCTAATCGCGAGTTCCATAGCCTGCTCTATTACAAGCTGATTTTCGTAAGAAATCATAGACCGGCGCGTAACCCTGACGAGTATACGTCTCATGTCAGCCTTATCGCGTGCCAGACCAACCAGGTCAAAGGTTTGCGCTTGTTTTATATAGTCCTTGACTGTGCTTTCAGTGCTGATCACGCCGTGGGCAAGATCTTGCAACGGAGTAAACCGACATTTATAAAGATTAGACATTAAGGTGTAGATGATCTCTGAGGTAACGCGGTTTTGAAACCAAAATTTTGCCCAGGGTTCAAACGGTCGCAGCTGCAATTCCCGAATCCACCATAATCGACTGTCGGTTATTGCTTCAAAATACTTACGCGTTTTTTCAAAATCGCTCACCAAAGTTGTGATCGGATCGGTTTCTAAAACGGTTCGGTCGCTGTTGATAAGTTCGTCAAAACTCATCGGTTTGAAACTCTGATCTACTGCTGGCATATCAGTAGGTTGCCTTTTGCTTTCATTACCCATCGATCTCTTCCACTCCCAACAGCTCATTCTGGTAGGTCTGAAGCAGGACGGGCGTTGCCCATTTAAGGGTAAGGTTTTGTTCTACCGCCCCAGCTGACCAGGGGTCGCTAATTGTAAACAACCCGGCAGGCTCTGGATAAATCAGCCCAAAATGAATGCTATCATCGTCTTTTCGGTAGACGCTCAGCCGGTTTGTCGTGCGTGGATCGACACGTTTTTCTTTCACCGGGCTAAGCGGAATAAAATAAATTGTACCGTTATTCCAGGCACTTGCACCATTACGTTTAATTATCGCTGCAACGTCTGGCGTCATCGTAAGGTTAAAGGTTACAGATAGCGCGCCGTCAGCCGCAGATATTGGCGTGACTGTGTGGTTGCCATCACAGACGCCAAAGACTGGCACAGTCCGCGGATCAAAAAGTATTTCTTCTGGGGTGCAGCCAAGGATCGCTGCGTAATCGCCAGCATCTTCTAGTGACAATCGAACCCGTCCTGTCATGTGACGGCTGACCGTCTCCGGGGTTACTCCCCGTTCGTCAGCGAGAGCCTTGCCAGTGAACCCGGCACGCTTTGCAATCGTCTTCAGATTGTTAACCATGTTGTCCCACCTTTTTTTCAGCCGACTACTATCTACAATCAATTATGTTATGACAAGTGATCTACATTGACAAATAAAGTCAATCACCCCCTTGCATTGACAGTTCATGTCAATTTATCGTTTGCGCATGACGTTAAACGAATACAGGAACCTCCGGGGTTGGACATATAGCGAGCTTGCCAGAATGGCAGGCGCGCCACATGCAACGGTCGTTCGCCGCTGGTGTCTCCCGGAGGACCACCCCAACCATTTCAAGCCTAGTGCAAAGTATCTGCGGCATATCGTGCAGATGACTGACGGCGCGGTGACAGCCAATGACTTTTACCGATCGGTATAAGTTGGAGAAGGCTGGCTACGACGGCCACGGGAAAATCTTCCTGGGCCGCGAGACCAGTGTCAGCAGCATGGCCTGCGTCGAGCTGCAGCGGCCAGAGCTGCTCGATGACTGGATTGCTAGCGGTGAATGGGAGCCGACTGAGGATTACCCGCTCCCGTCTATCATCGTGCCGAGTGAATGGGTCAGGCGGCTGGCATGACTAAGTACCGTGCTGTCCGCACAGAGATCGATGGGATTATGTTTGCCAGCAAGGCAGAAGCTGAGCGTTACTGCCAGCTGCGCGAGCTGGTGAAACTAGGCGACATCAGTCAGCTGGAGCTGCAGCCTAAGTATGAGGTCAGCATCAACGGGCAGAAGATCTGCAACTACATTGCGGACTTTCGATACTTCAGCAAAGAACCGGGGCCACAGGGCCAGGCGGGGCATGTCGTTGTCGAGGATGTCAAAGGCAAGCCAACGCCGGTCTATCGCATCAAGAAGAAGCTGGTCGAGGCACTGTACCCAGGCGTCCAGATAACCGAGATCAAGATTACGAAGCGGCGGTATGTCCCATGACGTGCCTGGTATGTGCTGACACCGGCGTCATCGATCGGCCGATGCGTCAGATCAAACGCCTGGTTGCTAAAGAGGTGCTAGCCGATTGCGGTTGGATCTGGGACACGGTCGAAGAGATTAAAGAGATAGGCGGCATCGATGCGTGCCCTGCCTGCGCAGCAACAGCGGAGGCCGAATGGATCAGTCACAAGCTCTGAATGTAATTAGCTTGGGCGCGGGTGTGCAGTCGTCGGTCATGGCGCTCATGGCGGCAAACGGTGAATTGCCGATGCCCGATTGCGCAATCTTTGCGGATACGCAGTGGGAGCCAGCAGAAGTTTACGCGCATTTGGATTGGTTGGAAGCGCAGCTTCCGTTCCCCGTTCACCGCGTGACGATGGGCGACTTGCGATACGAAACGATTAACGGCGGCGGCAAAGGCGTCGGCGACGCTGATTTCCAAACCGTTCCCTTTTTCACAATGGAAAACGGCCACGCTGGGATGGGGCGGCGCGAATGCACCAGCCATTACAAGATCAAACCCATACGACTGAAGATGCGGGAGTTGGTCGGCCTGAAGAAGGGGCAGAGAAGCAAGGGAGTTGTCGCCCGTACTTGGATTGGTATCAGCACCGACGAAGCAATCCGCATGAAGCCAGCGCGGGATGCGTGGGTTGAAAATGTCTGGCCCCTGATCGACGCGGAAATGTCCCGCCAAGATTGTTTGCGGTGGTTTGAAAAGCGATACCCGCTGCGGCCACTCGCCAAATCCGCCTGTATCGGTTGTCCGTTTCACAACGACAATCAATGGCGTGACATGAAAATGAATGACCCTTCGTCATTTGCTGACGCCGTGGCTTTCGACAAAGCCATTCGCCAAACCACGCGCAACAGAGATTTGACCCGTTACTTGCACAGCTCTCGCACGCCGCTAGACGAGGTGGACTTCCGCAACCTGGAAGACATGGGGCAGCTCAACTTCTTCAACGAAGAATGCGAGGGCATGTGTGGTGTCTGATCAGAAAAAAGAATGCGAAGCCTGTGAGGGCACCGGCCGGTGTGAATACGAAGCTATCATCGGCGGTGTAAGCAACCAATCACCGTGGCAGAGCTATCGGGTTTACGAGGCCGAGTGCCATGTTTGCCAGGGCACAGGTTATACCGACGCTGAGGATAAGTGACGATTGTGGGGGATAACTCAAGAAAATGGTTCTGGGACATGCTCGACGATCTAGCCAAACAGCCAAAAAAATGTTATGAACCCTGCATATATAGGCAGCAGAAATTAGCAGCCATATCTGCCCCCAAAACTTCCTTAAAAAAAACTCCACCAGTTGCTACTACAGGCATGCATATATCTGCAGCTGATATCAGCAAGCATATATCTGCAGCGGTGCGGTATTCCAATTCAAACTACGTAAACGCGATCGATCGGCGCAGGACAGATGAGCTGGCCTGGCGTGTTGATCGTGTGCTGCGCAAGCTGCGGCCGCGGTACAGCGCAACAGGCTATGGCGAGCTGGCAGCTGGTGTAGCTGCGATGGATGAGCAGGAGCTGCGCGGATGGCTGAGAAAGCTAGAAGCCCGTTTTCACCTGCGCGGGTAACCGACCTGCATGACATGCTGATCCGGGCAGCTGAGACTGAGCGTGCCATGCCTGCCGCATTGCGTAAGCAGAAGATGGCGAGCTGGCCTGAGTATCCTAACGAGTGGACCGCCTATGCTTACAGCGATATCGAGCCGAGACTGCCGCGACCGACTGCCGTGCTTATCGATGAGTATGGGTATGCGATCGACCTGGTGCTGAGCCTGCCTGACCCTGATGATAGACGACTGCTATGGGCAGTGGCACATAGTGCAGCGTATCGCGATCGAGGCCCGTCCTGGAGACTGCTGAGCAAGATCCTGCACGTTGATCCCCGGACAGCAAAAAGGCGGTACGAGACCGCCTTGTTGTCGTTGTGGTATTTGGTGTAGCCGGGGCCGAAGCCCCGGCGGTGTGTTAGTGAGCGCGGGTATGTTCACCCGTTGTGCGATTCACAAAGCATCCGCGTTGTGCAGGGTGCTGAACCTTGAGGCCCGGCAGCCGCTTTGTTTTGTGCATCAGATGCAGGAACGTGTCTTCATCACGGACCACGCCAACATTCAGCACGATCCACGTTTCGCCGGTTGCTGGGTCTATAATCTCTTCATCGAGCTGAAACCCGGCTGTTGCTGGTATCCATCCCATCTTCTCTCTCCTGTGTTGGTGCCGGGGCCGAAGCCCCGGCGTTGGTTATTAGTCGGTCCACCGATCTATCATCGTCTTTGCTTCGCGCAGTAACTCTGCGGCATCTGTCCAGAGTTCTTCGGTAGCAGGGCGCATGTTGAAGTGACCGGCTTCGGTGCGCTCGATGATCCAGCCCTTGTAGTGATGTTCCATGTCGTCCTCCGTTGTTTCCATCCCATATATAGGGACATTGACATAATATGTCAAGGGCATAGACACAAAGAATCAATAAAGGTTGCCAATGACGTCAAAATCAGTATGATTCCTCTATGTTGGGGTTTCGTGGTCTCCCTTCCTCAACATCATGGTTACCTCCAGGTACTTGCCCGGCAGCTGCAAAGAGTTGCCGGGCTTTTTATTGGAAAATTGAATGGCTGTTACTGAAGATCAGATGCAGGCGATCTGTGATGGATTGGCTGAAGGCAAAAGCCTGACGCAGGTCGTCAAGGCTAAGGGTATGCCCAGCTATCGCAGCGTGACCCGTGCCGTGCAGAAGGACGAGGATCTGTACGAGATGTACCGCAAGGGCAGGGTGCTGCAGGCTGAGTTCTATGCTGACCAGCTGGTAGACCTGGCTACAGCTCCGCTTGATGAAGGCATGGACCCGCGGCAGCTCAATGCTGAGGTACAGCGGAGAAGGCTAGAGATCGATACGCTAAAGTGGACCTTTGCCAGGATACAGCCGTATGGGCTGAGAGATAAGAAGGAAGACCAGCCGACCAACAATTCTATCACTATATCGTGGGACAGCGGTGAGCCTGTTGTTG